GAGGTATAAATGGTATTTCAAAATAATGTTCTTTCAGGTGCAGCTGGATCAGGTACAACCGTATATGAAATCGAACAATCAATTAGGTTTAACGATAATGATAGCCCTTACATGTATAGAGCATTTAGTGGTGCTGGTAATAAAAAAACAGCTACTATGTCATGTTGGGTAAAATTAGGGAGTAACCTTGGCAACAGAAGAGGGATATTTTCATTTATTGGAGATGTGCCTTTAGAGATATTTACAGGCGACACATTAAGAGTATTTACGTTTGGAACAACTAGTTTAGTAACAAACAGAGTTTTCCGTGACCCATCGGCTTGGTATCATTTTGTTGTTTCTATTGACTCTACTCAAGCAACACCCACAGAAAGAATTAGATTATATGTAAATGGGCAAAGAGAAACAAGTTTTAGCACAGAAAGTTATCCATCACAAAATGCTGATGGAAGTTGGTGGTCTAGTAATTTTTTTCAAATAGGTAGAACTTATGGCACAAGTGTTTATATGGATGGTTATCTTGCTGAGATTGTTTACATAGATGGGACTAGACTAGACCCATCTAGCTTCGGTGAATACAATAGTTCTGGGATATGGATTCCCAAAGACGTTAGTGGTCTGACATTTGGCACTAATGGGTTTTATCTTAAAGGTGCTGACTCCTCTGCTTTAGGAACAGACAGTTCAGGTAATGGCAGTAATTTCACTACAAGTGGACTTGCAGCAGATGACCAAAAAACTGACTCGCCTACGAATAATCATGCTACATGGAATCCTCTTACAGGTTCAGCACAAGTGTATTCTAATGGTAATTTAAATGCAGCCACTGCCAGTTCTGCATGGAAAGGTGGTTTGGCAACTGCACAAGTTCCTCTTAATAGTGGCACTTGGTATTATGAGGTATATGTTGATTCAGCAGGTTCAAGTAGTGGTCAATTTAGTGTAGGTTGGTCAGAATCTAATAGAAGTGTAAGTGATGATAACTCTAGTGGTGATACCGAAGGGTGGATAACGTATGCTATAAATGGAAATTATTATGCAAGAAGTGGTACTGGTTCTTATGGAGCTAGTTATACAACAGGAGATGTGATTGGTTGTAAGATAAATACTAATACATCTTCAAACAATGTAGAATGGTATAAGAATGGTGCAAGTCAAGGAACTAGAAGTGAAGCATTTAATTTAGGTGGCACAGGTTTCATAAGTCCATATGTATTATTATATGGCTCAAGAGATGGTATAGCTAGATTTGATAATATTGATTGGACACAAACACCATCGGGTATTACTGAAGATAATGCAATAAATTCAATAAATTTAGGGAGTTAATATGGCAGAACCAACAATTAAAAATGGTAAAGAACATTTCTTTCCAACAATTTATTCTGGTAATGGAGCGGGTCAACGTATTGGTAAGTTTGTCAGTTTTACAAATAATGGCACTATATCTAAAAGTTGTTTGTTTTACAGACCAGATAACCCAATGTTATCTTTTACACCTAGTGGAACTGGGACAAATAGAAGAATATATACTATGAGTGTCTGGTTTAAAACGACTAATGCAGACACATCTGACAGTAATGGTAGAGCAATATTTTTTGCTGGTCCGTATGGTAATGATGATGGCATTCAATTGTCTACACATACCAGTCCAACCCTTAGATTTTGGTTGAATGGTGCAAGTAGTGCTTATCTAATAACAAGAAGAAAATTTGTTGATACTTCAAAATTTTATCATTTAGTAGTGGCTGTTGACACAACTCAATCTACTGCAAGTGACAGAGTAAAAATTTATATAGATGGCGAACAGATAAAAAGTTTTTCAACAGAAACATATCCATCACAAAATTATGATGGAAACTGGAGCACTGCTGTACAGCATAATGTTGGAGCACAAACAGGAAACAATAGACAATTTGATGGCTACCTTGCAGAATTTAACTACGTTGATGGCACCGCATTAACACCTGACACTTTCGGGATTACGGATACTTCTACTGGTAGATGGATTCCCAAGGCATTAACAGGTATTTCATATGGAACCAATGGTTTCAGATTACAATTTGGAACGTCAAGTGCACTTGGAGACGACACTAGCGGAAATACAAATGATTTAAGTGTTACAAACCTCGTAGCTGGAGACCAACGTAATGACACACCTACAAATAATCTACCTACAATGAGACCATATAATCCTAGTTATTCTCAAGTATTATATGAAGGTAATTTAACAACTTACACAAATGGAAACAATAAGGGTTATGCTATGTGTTCTACTTTACGACCTAAAGGTTCTGGTAAATATTATGCAGAAGTAAGAACTAGTAGTAATGGGGGTGGTAGCACATTAGTATTTGGTTGTTATACCCAAGAGGATTTACATGGTGTTACTGCATCTGGTAATGTTTACATTGGACATACTGGAGCTAATGGTTGTGGTTCAGCCTTGTGGTACGTTCATGGTGGTACCAATCAGTTAAAGAATAATAATGTAACAACATCAAACCCCTCAGCAACAATAAATTCTGGAGATGTTATTGGTATTGCTTTAGATTTAGATAATGACTTAATAAGTTTTTATGATAATTCAGGTTCACTTATAGGAAGCACAACTTTTGACAGTTCAAAGTCAGCTTGTTTTTCAGCTATGTCAAATACAAGTGTTACTTTTATTTGGAATTATGGTGATAACGGAACTTTTGCAGGTTATGAAACAGCAGGTGGTAATACAGATGGTGATGGTAACGGAAACTTTTTTCATACTGTTCCTACTGGATTTAAAATGCTTACTAAAGAAAATATGCCAGCCACAGATAAAGGTGTGCCTGGTTTGACATGGACAAAAGATGTAGATGCCTCTGTTTCATGGATGTGTATTGATTCATCTCGTACTTATGCAGCAGAAAATGTGCCTGCAGCAATGAATCTAAATAATACAAACAAAGAATATGGACAAGTTGATTTTGTTGATGGTATCAACAAATTTTTAAAAGGTGGTTATGCATTAGTTACTTCAGATAATTCTAATTCTTATATGAATAAGGCAGGCAACTTAAATGTTAGTTATTCATGGGTAGCAAATAGTGGTACTACCTCCTCTATTACAACAGGTACTATTGACACTGTAGTTCAGGCAAATACTGATGCAGGCTTTTCAATTGTAAAATACACAGGCATAGGTACTTCTGGTACAGGTTATCATGGCTTATCCTCTGCTCCTGAATGGATGATATTTAAAGACAGAGAAAATGATTCTACAAATTGGAGGTGTTGGCACCATAGATTTGGAAACATTACAACATATTTAAAACTTAATAGTGATGATTCTTATAGTTCTGCCTCTATGTGGGGGACACCAACATCAGATGCATTTATTCTTGGTGGTTCTGGTTATGAGGTCAATGAAAGTGGCACGGATTATATAGCGTATTTGTGGCATGGCGTAGATGGCTATTCAAAATTCGGAAGCTATGTAGGTAATTCTTCATCTGACGGAAAATTTATCTATTTAGGTTTTAGACCAGCTTTTCTTATGGTCAAAGCTTATAATCTTGGCACAAATTGGCAGATATGGGATAGTGCTCGTAGTCCCTTTAACCCAATAAATAATAAAGCAGTTTTTCCTGATTTAACTAATGCTCAGGGTGGTACAAATACTTTAGATTTTTTATCAAATGGTTTTAAATTAAGAAGCACAGGTAATTGGATGAACAATAGTAGTTATACATATCTGTATATGGCTTGGGCAGAGAATCCATTTGTTGGGGACGGAACAAACCCTGTGACTGCGAGGTGACATGCCTCTAATTCGTATACCTTTTAAAGGTGGTTTCAATAAACAAATAACAAAGAGTGAAGCATCTAATCAATGGACAGATGGTGACTTTGTTCGTTTTCGTTATGGTGAACCTGAAAAAATAGGTGGCTGGCAACAAGCTGTAGCAACAACTTTACCAGGAGTTGCCCGAGCTACACATATTTGGACAGACAAAGACGGGACAGAATATATAGCCATAGGCACAAGTAAAGGTTTGTTTTTATTTTATGGTGGTGGTATTTATGATATTAGTCCACTTGAAACAGCCATAACAGGTTTGACTTTTACTTCTACAAATGGCTCTGCGACAGTAACAGTTAACAAAACTTCTCATAATTTAACAGCAGGTGAGTATGTTGTATTTTCATCAGTCACCATGCCTGGTAGTGGTACAGGATTTACTGCTGCTAATTTTACTGATAATCCTTTTCAAATTATTACAGCAGCAACAAACAGTTTTACAATCACGATGCCATCAAGTGAATCTGGTTCTGGCATGACAGCAGCAGGTTCAGGAACAGTGCAATCTTATTTTCCTGTTGGTTCAGCTACACAAACACTAGGTTTTGGTTGGGGGACAGGTACATGGAGTGGTTCTAATGGTTGGGGTTCTGCAACAGCAGCGTCTGCCACAAGTTTAGAACCAGGTAATTGGTCATTAGACAACTATGGAACAATACTAATAGCAACAATTAAAAATGGTGGTACGTTTGAATGGAACCCCACAAGTGGTGTGACTACAAGAGCTACTGCTGTCAGCACAAACCCAACAGCAAGTGTTATGACAATAGTATCAGATACAGACAGACATCTAATTCATTTAGGCACAGAGACA